ACGGTATACCTTCCCAGAGGAGTATCAAGGCGCTACGACAGAAGTTGGCGTTGAAACGCCAGACCTCATCGAGATAAAACCAACCGATGAAGGCGCACAATTATTTAGAGAGAAAATACTAGCCGGCAAAGAGGCAAGCAAGTACGGTGACTCAGTGGAGGCGTATGACGCAGATACCTATAAGGATATGCGCTTATTCCTGACTGAGGATGGCAGTGCAGGCTACGCTCTCAAGCCAGACGGTGACATTGTTTCAGCATTCTCAACAGGTCAGTACATTGGTGTTGGTCCGCATCTGATTATGCATGGCATCGAGCAAGGCGGCAAAAAGCTAGACGCATTCGACACAGTGTTACCCAATATGTACGCCACAATGGGTATGCGCGAAACCTCAAGACTAGCGTTCGATCCCACACAAGCGCCACCAGACTGGAATGAGGCCGTGTATAGCAAGTATCAGGGTGGTCGCCCTGACGTTTCGTTTATGGCCTTAGACCGTGATTTTGCTACCCCTGTATCGCCTAACATGGTGGATGACTACGGGGAGGCGGTTGACCTGCAGAACCTAGCAGTTGGGTTGCTAGACTCACCGACTGTCAGAGGCAGTGATCCTCTTTCAATCATGCCTGCACCACAGCGATTCTTTGATCCTGAGAGCAAGGCATACAAGCCGTTCTTGCAGGGTGACTTTGAGCGTGGCGGCAGATACCTCAGTATGGGCGAGGGACAACGTGATGTCTCCGGTATGTACCCTGACAGCGCATCGATATCAATCTCACCAGATGGCAAGCCAAGCTTCCAAGTGTCTGGTCAGTCTGCTACAGGTTTGCCTGCTACCAAAGGCCGTCAAATCAAGTCTAACCTATTTAAGAAGTCAGCGGGTTGGGAGTGGACTGAGGTGCCTGAAGGGTTTGACCCTAACCCAGATAAAAGCTTCAGCCTAGTATCTGTTGAGGATGGCAGTAAGCATTACTATTCTCTTGGATCTACCTACCCAGAAGGCGTAAACCTAAAGCGCTATCCTATGTCCAAAGATGAGCCTAGACTGCGGCCCACTATGAAAGGTGAGGTTGTGCTAGGTAATGTTGTTGGGCAGATCGAGGTGCGAGGCAAAACGCATCCCGTATATGACAATGTGACCGTGCAACCAAAAGGCACTAGCGGTGCAGGCAAAGCGGTTGCAGGTGTTGCTACAGGAATATTGGCGGCAGGCGCAAGCGGAGAAAGTGACGCAAGCATTGTAGGCCAGATGTCTAGGTTAGGCGCAAGTCGCGCAGACCTCAAAGGCATGGCAATCAAAATGGCGGCAGAGGGATTGTCTGCAGAAGAAATTATCCAAAAGACTGGTTGGTATCAGGGGCCGCTAGATGGCAAGTGGCGCACAGAAATACCTAACACTAAAACGAAGATGGCGTTCCCAGAGATTCCTGCAGGCAAGTCATTTGTTGAGACAAGCGTAGGCGATGTTATCGATGATGATGAGCTCTTACTGCAATATGACCTAGACCCGAAAATGAAACAGGCAAGAGAACGGGAGCTAGTTTATCAATATGATGAGGGCGTAATCCTTGACGGTGAACAAACGACAGGCGGCAGTCTTTCAAACATCAAGGTAACCATAGACAACAACATTAAAGAGAACGAGGGATACTACTGGCAGGGTGGTGTTGACAAAGATAGTTTTGAGTATAGGCCAGAAGAAATTGTTGTTTCTGGGCTGAGCTCACCGTCTGAACAGCGAGCAACTTTACTGCATGAATTACAGCACGCAATACAGGCTAGAGAAAACTTTGCTCGCGGAGGCGGTCCAGAGCAGTTTATAGATATGGCGAAGTTAAGCCTGCAGTTTAGTGGTAAAGGTCAAAAGCTCGCACGCCTTGCAGAGCTCGAAGAAGCATACCTGCAGAAAGACGCAATGGGCTACCCTGCAATCATGTTGTCAGAGATGAATGAGTTGCAAAAACTGCGCACGGAAAAGGCTCAGGTTGATCGCTACAGGGCTGAAGTTGAAAAGGTAGGCAACAATGCGCCAATGGATATGTACAGGAACCTTGGCGGTGAGGTAGAGGCCCGCAATGTAGAGAACAGGGATGCAGTGCTCAGCGAGACAGGCTACCGCGATATCTCGCCATTAGAGACAGAAAGCGTGTTACCTGAGCGTCAGCTCTTGCGGACTACGCCTGACCCATTAGATACCCTTGATGATGACTTTTATCGAGTCGGACAAGACACTGGGTTGATCAACAGGGTAATGGCTGAGAATGCGCGGGGAGATGCCCTGTCGAGCTATGGCCGTGCAATCGACAAAAGGCGCAAGCAGTTAGGCTCTGTTAGCAAGATGATTAACAAGCGCCTCGATAGTAAAGGTCCACTGGTAGGAGAAATCATTGCAAGAGAAACTGAAAACTTCACCAAACTAATTGTTGGATTGGTACCGATGATTGCCAATCCGGAATCAACCTTTTACCAAGACGTTACGCAAAGCAAGAGTCTGTTAGGCGATCCATCAGAAGGCTACAACACGGTCATGGATACAATAGCCAAAGGGATGCAAACCTATGTACTTGAGCCGGCTAAAAAAGCACTGGAGTATAAAGGGTCAGACGATAAAAGCGTGAAGCAGGAAATCGCAGAAACTATACAACCGGCCATCGATGCGTACAAGCAACTGCCTGAACCGGTGCAGGAAGAAGTGATGCCGCGACTAGGGTATCTGGGCGCTCTCGTTGGTAGCCTATACGGGTTTGGCCTTGCAGACAAAGCTAAGCGTGCAGTAGGCACAAGAGGCGAGGAAGGACTGCTAGGCAAGATGTATCCGCTTGAAGGTGAGCTCGTAGACATACCGCCCCCTGCAATTGATGTTAGACAGCCTGTAGGACTATTGCAGTAAAAATGTTAAAATCGGCCCTTAATCGGAGTAGATAATGGCACTAACAAATTACACAGAATTGAAGTCTAGCATTGCTGACTTTCTAAACCGTCAAGACCTGACCGCTGTCATACCAACTTTTATCAGTTTGGCAGAGGCGCAAATGGCGCGTGATATCCGTCACTGGCAAATGGAGAACCGCGCAACGGCTACTCTTAATGATCAGTACCTGACTCGCCCTGCAGATTGGGTTGAGACAATTCGATTTACAGTGCTAGGCAACGGGACCAGACCTCTGCAGTTTTTAAGCACAGCGGCAATGGACCAGAGAAGATCAAATAGTAATGATGTTGCAGGAGAGCCTAGATACTACAGCAACGTAGAGGATCAGTTTGAGGTTTGGCCTTCACCATCTAGCAGTGTTACGACTGAGCTTGTATACATACAGAAGATCCCTGCGCTGTCTGATACTGACCTGACTAACTGGGTTATATCTACTGCGCCAGACGTTTACTTGTACGGCAGTCTGCTACACTCTGCGCCCTACTTGGCAGAAGATCCTAGAGTGACTGTGTGGGCTCAGTTATATGGCGCGGCAGTACAGCGGCTTAATCAAGAGTCTGATAACTCTAAGTATTCTGGCACTGGCTTGGCTACTAGAATTAGAGGTTTAGATACTAGCCACTCTGCAACCTTCCGGAGAGAGAGATGAGCTTTACCCCGTATTTAGAAAATAAATTGTTGGACCATGTATTGACCAATACAGCGTACACGGCACCAACTACATTGTATGTGTCGCTGTGGAATGGTGATCCTTTGAGCGGTGGCTCGGAAATTACAGGCTCCGGTTACTCCCGTCAGTCTGCGGCATTTTCTGTAACGGCCTCTGCAGGAGCCAACACAAATAACGTAGAGTTTCAGGCAACAGCGGATTGGGGCACAGTAAACTACGCAGGAATACATGACGCATTAACTGGCGGCAATATGTTGATTTCTGCAAACCTACAGCAGACGCGCACAATCGCAGATGAAGATATTGTTCGTTTCTCGATAGGCGATATAGATGTGACGCTTACATGAAGTACGGGCAGTTTTATTACAGCTATGGAGTATACGGTACTGAGGGCTCGCCCAATATGTACTTGGCTTCTAACAGCGTTAGTGCGACAACGGCATTTTTACGCAAGCTGAAATTAATTGCGTTGGAGTCTGTCACGCAGTCTTTAATGACAGCCAACTTAATTAACATTTGGGATAACACGCCCACCAATCCCGCAACGTGGCAAGACGCAACATTAATACCATCAGTATGGACTGATCAAACAGTGTCAGATGCAGACTGGCAAGATACGAGGACTTGAGGACCACTTAAATGGCTACAACAAATTATTCTTTAATCACGCCAACGGTAGGCGCTGACCTAAATACATGGGGTGGCGATTTAAACTCCAACACAGAGAAGCTCGATGATCTGTTGGGCGGTGATCAGCCCATTACTGGCATTGATATAAACAGCGGCTCAATTGACGGTACGCCCGTTGGAGCTAACAGCGCATCAACAGGTGCCTTTACCACCGTATCGGCTTCAGGGGGCATTACAGGCAACCTGACAGGCAATGTGACTGGCACCGTTACCGGAAACGTGGCCGGAAACGCCTTGACCGCTACGTCAGCCGGCAAATGGACTACAGCACGCACTATTTCTCTGACAGGGACAATAACTGGCAGTACGAGCATGGATGGCTCAGGCAATGTCTCGATTGCAACATCAGGCGGGTTAACAAATGCTCAGGTTGCAAACATTGTATATCCGGCAGGCTGTTTGTACGAAACCACAAGCACGGAAAACCCTGCAACGACATTTGGCGTTGGCACATGGTCTTTATTTGGGCAGGGGCGCGTAACCGTTTGTATTGACACAGGTCAGACTGAGTTTAAC